CATCGATTAATAATGTCTTTGTCATTAATTTTTTTTAAGGGTTAACAAAATTGTTTTCTTCTTTTTTGAATTCAGATGTAATGTATTCACCCAAAAATTCTGTAAATATTGCTTCCATTACTGGAATACATATGGAGTTACCAGCTAACGAAATGTGATTGTTTGTTGTTAGACTTGTTGATAATAATTTATCAATATCTTCTTCTCTAACACCCATAAATCTATAGGCTTCTCTACCAGTAATTGTTCTTATTCTACCATCCTCAGTCATAATTTGTGGTGAACCAGTTGTCGTTAAACAAGGGGAACATCCTTCAATAGAATAGATACGTCTTGCTTGGTCATATTTAATATCGTTTCTACGTCCCACAAGTCTGCACACACTATTCTTTTTAGGTTCGTTAGGTGTTATATCACATTGAATGAATAAGTCTTCCATAATGTCATTTTCAATGAATGGTCTCATTGATACTCTTTCTTTCCTATGTTTCTGAACTCCGTTCATTATTGATTCAACTTCTTCATTTGACATCCCATATACTGACATCATAAAGACTCGTTCTCTATTCTGTGGACAACCATAGTCAGCACCATTTAAAACCCTCCAAGAACATCCATATCCCAATTCATTTAAAAATAATATATGAGCTTTAAAGTTATCTATATGGTTGTGAGATACTAAGTTTTTAACATTCTCCATCAAAAGATACTTTGGTTGATTCTTTGTTAAAATCCTCTCAACTTCATATAATAAGCCACTTCTCGTACCTTTTTGAATACCTTTTTGAACTCCTGATATTGATATATCTTGACAAGGGAATGAGTAAGTCATTAGGGCACATTGGGGGTAATTGTCCTCGTTTACCTTCGAAATGTCCCCCAAGTTACCCAATGTTGTTGTATGTAATGAATCATAAGCAATATTCGCGGTTTTGAGGATGTCACAATTAGCAACATTCTCAAAATCAACACCAATGTATTTTAGTGCCAATTCTTGTGTCCCATAACCCGAAAATAGTGATATTACTTTTAATTTATTCATAATTTTTTAATCCTCGTAAGAAATATCATTTGTTTCTGACACGCTTTCATCCAATGTAATTTCACCAGTACCACTTAGAATTGCATTCCAATATTGTGAATATTCTTTTTTATATTTCTCCAAAGCTTCTTTAGTATCCGAGATATATCCTTGAGGGACTGCAATTATTTTACCATCATTATAACCAAGTCCATTTACGTGATTCTTTATAATTGATATTTTTGTTCTAATTGCGTATCGAACAGTTCTACCACTTTTTGTTGCGGTAATATGATTAATACCAGCCTTTTTCTGATTACCAAATAAGAAAACTAAAGATGAAGCTAACCATAGTGCCTCGCCACCTTTTGCTTTAATTTCTGGTTGTCCAAAAGGATTATCAGGTAAATCAACCCAAGGTTGGTTAACTACCACCATAGTATTGTAATAAGGATAATCTTCTTTTTTTGATTTGGCAATCCTTGAATGAATACCCATACCAATTTTATCGGCTAAAGCTGATGCGTTGTGCATTTTACCCCCTTTACCTTCAAATGTCATTTTACAAGGAATTGAACCCACAGAGTCCCATAGGAATAATAAATTATATGGTAATTCTCCTTTTTCTTGAGCATCTATTAAATCATTAACGTAATCAGTAGCTTGTTCAATATAATCAAAACTATCATTAAAAATAAAATCACCATCCCATTCACCTTCATCGTTTTGTACTGCGTTTAATCCTAATTCAACTGCGTGACTCCAACTCCATTTCTTTTCAGTGATTATAAAAACGGGTAGATGTCCTTTTTTTTGTGCATCAACCCCACTAAGAATCATTGCGGTAGTTTTACTACTATTTGAGTGCCCCAAAAACATATTAATCCCTCCCATAATAGGACCTGGTAATCCACAAGCATCCATAAAAGCATCACCACAATTATAATAACTTTCTGGTTTGTATTTTGTTTTAGTTGAAAACTTGGATTTAATTGAATCCAAACTTATCTCTTTTTTCTTAATTGCCATTGTTTAAATTATATTTTACGAATTCTTTTAATGTTTCCAATTTATCGTTGGCATTGGCTATTTGTTCAACAAGTTTGTCCATTTCATATAAATGTTGTGGATGTTCTCCAATTCCAACAGGATTAGAAAAATAAACTAATAAAGTTGCCTCAGCCTCTGCAATCTCACTCTCATACTTAAGAGTAAGTGCATCAATCATTTTCTTTTGAATTTTCATTTAATTTTTTTAAAAAAGAACCCCACCTTCAACAATGGGGTTCATGTTAGATAATAATTTTAGAAAGGTAAATCACCATCAGCATCAAAGTCAGCCTGTGGGTCTTCATAAGATTTTTTACCACCAAAGGATACTTCGCCAACCTCAGAGTTACCATACACATAACCACCTTTTTCACTATCCCATTTTGGTGTTTCACCTTTTGCAATAGCTTCCAAGTATTCAACTGGTTTTTTAGAATACACATCAGCCCAACCTAATTCATCATTTACCCAAGAATCAGCCTTAGACTTATCAGAATGAATTGGTGCTGGGTCATCATACATAATTGTTTGTATAACTGTGTATGTAGCACCTTTTGGTGTTTTGGCTTTAGTCATTTCAAGGATAATGTCTCTACCTTTTTCAGCGTCAGTTACATCACCTTTAGCACGGAAGATAGGAATTAGTTTGTCTAATATACCTTCGTTTTTGTAGTTGTGTTTAAATCTCCAAAATTTTACACCATCTTGTTCGTTGTCACGATCAATTAATTTAACGATGTAAAATTTACGAGGTTTATATTGTTTGGCAAGTTCTTTGTCAGCCTCTTTACCAGTTGCCATTAGTTCTTCATGTACCTCAGAAAGCGGTGAACGTTCATTGTCGTTCTTTCCTGGGTCATAGAACTTTTGCCATTTACCATCAACTTGGATTTCGTGAAACCACACTTCTTTAAAAGGAGAAGTTCCATCATTGGTTGGTAAAATTCTTAGTCTTTTTTGTCCTTGTTTTTCATTGTCTTTAAGAAGAGCTGCGAAGTATTTCTTCATTCTCTCATCTTGAGACATTTTGTTAGTGTTTGTACTTGATTTTTGTGATTGCTCGTACTGAGCCAAAATCGCATCTAAAGGATTTGTCGCCATGTTTTTTTAAATTTTTTGATTAGAAAATATTATACACAATAATAAGTGTCAGCCGTGAATTTGTCAAATAAAGTTCTAGTATATTTTTTTGAATCTAGACATATCAGTGTTTTGTGTCATTTCATCATCACCAAAATCTCTAAAACTTTTTTGTATTTCGTTTGGTGAATAACTTTCAACATCATCAGGTGTTATGATATATTGTTCTCTCCCTGTTTTTTCAAAATCATCTTCTTTGTCTTCAAAAAATTGACTTAATTTTTGATTAAAAGGTCCCGAATCTAATGTTCTTAGTTCTAATCTTTCTTCAGGACTTTTTGTTCTATATTTTTCAATCTTAGTTTCTAATGAATTTAATTTAGAAATTATTTCATCCATTGTACTTAATTTATTTTCCAAATCATTTAAATGACCAAAAAGAGTATCAAAATATTCTTCTTGTTTTTCTTCAACAGATTTTTGACTTTTAACTAAATCAGTTACTTCAATTTCTTCTTTATTACCTTTGTCTTTTTCGTCTTCAATTTTTTCAACATCAGGGTCGTTTTCAATATCAACTGGTGTTGGTTCAGTCGCTCCTGTTGGTGCTGCTGGTGGTGGTGTTCCTACACCTGGGGGTGGTGGGGGTAATTCTTCACCTCCTGGAGGTGGGGGTAATTCTTCACCTCCTGGAGGTGGGGGTAATTCTCCTCCTGGAGGTGGGGGTAATTCTCCTCCTGGAGGTGGGGGTAATTCTTGTTCAGTTATATAATTATTAATTTGATTATATCTTCTAATTTCTTCAATAATTTTTAAATCAATTTTCATTTTTAAATTATCCGTTTAATAATTGTTTTATACCTGTAGTGGTCTCAACTTGAATTTTTTTGTTGGTTTTTAAAGTGTTATCAACTCTTTCAATTAAACCATCTTTCATTCTTATAGTGTAACATTCGCCTGTTTGTAAGTCACAAACTTGTTTAGTTCCATCACCCATATCTCTTTCGGTTGTTTGGGTTTGTCTACCTAAGTAGTTTTCTAGTATATTTTTTACGCTCATATTTTTTGTTTTATTATAAATATTACAAATTAGTAAAAAAAATTATCTAATTGTTGTAGAATTGTATAAATTATATGCTTCAGTAACAACTTTAGTATAATCAGATAATGTACCATCTTGAACTAATTTATTATAATAAGTTTCACCTTCACTATTGTTATTGAACCCATTAACAATAACAAATTTAGTTACAAAATCTATAATCTCAGTTTTATTATTCCTTGATGGTAATGTTTTAT